CTAATATCAATTTCATGCCCATCTTAGCAAACTCAGCAACTTTAAGATCAGGAAGATAACCATGATTTAAGATAAACTCATCTGAATCTTCAACATAATCATCAGCATAAGATGTAAGAACAACATGCTTAGTGTAAGTAGAACAAGGCATGTCAGTTAAAAGACGATACACATAACGACGAAGTATTTGATGCCATACGTCATTATCAGTGGAAGTGGACCAAGAACCAGTAGAATTACCATCCAACTTCTGAATAATTTGAGCATTTGGAAGAACACGAAGAGTAAATACTTTTTCATAAAGTAAACGTTTAAAACGCAACCAATTATCATAAGTTTTATACTCATCAGATAAACACTCCCAACGAACATATTGACAGACACACATTGAAATGTACTGCATATGTCGATCCCATTTCCAAACATCACCTCTTTCATTATAACCAGATAAACGGCGAACCAACTTATCAACACCACCATAAAATTTACTCCAACCAATGCCAACATCATGAACAGTATGATATAGGTCATTAAAGTGACCTTCAGCCATCATACCAGCATAATACAACAAAGGTGGCGAACAAATTATGGTGCGGATATCATCGGCATTAAACTTACTTTCTTTAGTAAGTTCTTCCTTTCCAAACTCCCTCCAAAGCTCAATAAATGATGATTTGTGAAAAGTATTCCAATAAGGATAAACTAAATCACCATGAGTAGCAATAAAATCAGACTTAGACCTTAAATCAAAATCTTTACTCATAAAACCACCAGATGTTGAAGCTTTCATTCTAACAGCACCAGCATCCCAAATTTTACAAAAACCATTAATTTTACGAAGAGGGCCATCCAAAAAAGATTGAACAGCTTCGCACAAAATAGGTAAATTAATGTCATGTAAAAAATCTTTATCAATATCACCAAAAAGTGAAGCAGCCTTGCATACATTAAATACATTAGACTTAATTGGATAAAAACCAGGACGAGGATCACGAAAACCAGGATTTTCTCTTAAAAATTGATCATAAAAAGGACATCTACGGCCAACATAATCACCAGAAGTTACTTTCTTAGAAGTAAAAGTCTGTGAAATACTTGATACGTAAAAACCTCTTAAGACCTGAGATCCGATTTCCTTAGAATCCAAAATGGTGCCGGAATGGGGGGGGGAAGGGGAAACACGGGACTCACTTAACTCGAAGTACCCTCTGAGACTAGATTCTCCGAGGGCGCTTCGATCTCCACGCGAAAATTTATGGCGTTTCTACCATGGAAACCCATATTTGTAAGAACATGTGCTACAGCAGGATCACGAGCAAGATCAGGCCAAGCAGAAACTGGTAAACCACACTGTTTCATAAGGCTTGTAATTGCTGAAATGAACAATGATCGTTCAGTAGGAAGATCACCCGCTCTAACAAAAGCAACAATAAATTCTCCTTTCTTTTCAGAAAGATATGAAGAACCAGCTGCTTC